CACCATTGGGTCAAGTGTTCGCGGTCGATACCGGCCGTTTTGTAGTCGTGGAACTCATAGCTCACCGCGTGCTCGTCGAGCCAGGTGCGCGCTTTTTTCATGGTGTCGCAGGCTTTGATACCGTATAGCTGTAAGTGCTTGATTTCCTTGGGCATAAAATCCTCCCCAAAACTTCCCCAATATCGCCCAAAAATTCAGCCACCGATTATGCCACGTCGATCCACTCAGCGCCTCGGCTGTCTCGGTACAGGTCGGTCATAGTGGCCGAACGGTGACCCAGCAGTTTCTGTGCATCACGGCCTTCGAGTTCGTGAAGTCGTGCGGCGAGGGATCGCTGCTCGTGGAAGGACGGTGGCTGGCGGCCAAAAGTTATCCCCAGCTTCAGGCCGGCTCTGTCGCGCGCTTCGGCAAAGGCAGAGCTCAGAGTGTCCAGCACCAACGGCTGTCCAGCCTTTGCCCGGCCCGAAGCTTGTGCATGGTGCACCAGGTGTTGTGACAGAACGCGGTCGCGGCATTGCTTAATTACGGTGGCCAGATCCAGACCGACCGACTCGAGGCGAAGCGCGGTGCTGATCCGCAGCCTGGCACCGGTCTTGGACTGAACGACATGCAGGAAGCCGTCGTGAACGTCCTTGAAAAGCATCGAGGCTATATCGTCCCGGCGCTGGCCGGTGAGCACCGCCAGTTCCATTGCCCTGCGGAGCCAAGGTTTCGTGGCTTCCTCGTAGATCGCCATCCAAAGTTCAAGCGTCAGCCGTTCGCGCTTGATGTTCACCCGCGCCGCCTTGGTCACCTCGACCGGGTTGGCGTCAGCCCACCCCCGCGCCTGCGCCTCGGCGAACACGTCTCGCAACAGCGAACGCATTGCCCTGGCCATCTGCGCCTTTCCCTCTCTGGCCATACCCGTCAGGTAATCGGCCACATCCATCGTCGTGATGTCCTTAATCCCCTTGGAACCGAATACTGCCGTCAGGCGGTTTAACCGCATACCCACGTTTTTGTTGCTGCTGGCTGACAGCTTCCGCTCGGTGAACAGCTCGCGATATTCGTCCAGCCATTCCGAGAACAATTTGCCAGGGGTTGGCGCCGGGGTGCTGATGCGCTCAGCAAGCGTTGGCTTGATAGCGTCTGCGTGGTTGGCGGCGACGGCCTCGCGAATGGCCGCCTCCTTGTCCTTGCCCAGGCCGAACACGCGACCACTGACTGGGTCGCGGTAGGTGTAATAAGTGACGCCGTTGCGGGCGTCGGTCTTGCGGTAGAGATTGGGCGGAAGATCCTTTGACCCGGTATTACGCGGCCTGGGCGCCATTGCGTGCTCTCTCTATTCTGCTGATCAGGCTGCCGCCGACGATCCGTACGGGCTGCTGGTCAGGTTCTTGGTAGTGGGCGTCGGACTCTACATAGTAGTTGCGCCCGTGCTTGACCGGTACTGGCGCGATTCGGCCCTCTCGGGCCCATTTGCGCAGGGTGTTGGGGCTCGGCGGCGTCTTGAACTCGGCCGCCGCCCATTCATCCAGGGTGACTTTTGCCATGATGATGCTCCGCGCCGCGCTGGGCGGCAGAAGGTGGGTTACGCGGACCGGCGTCCGCTCTCTTTCTGGCGCTCTACGTCGATCTGCTCGTAAAGGGCATCGACTCTTTTACTTTTCCTGTCGATGGCCTGTGAGCGCTTGATGTGGTCTGACATGGCCTTGTCGTAAGGCTCGATTTGCTTCAGCAGCCGAAGCTTCTCTTCTGGGTCCCTCGACTCATTGAATCGGTTCGCAAGTCGGTCGCGAGCCTTGAAATCCACCCCATCGAGCGCGCGGTTTTCCTTTTGCATCTCGTCCAGAACTTCGGCGGACTGCCGTTCCCAGCGCAGATACAAAACGTCGCTTCGCTTGGGGCGAAAGAAGTGCTGGTTTCTGATCCAGGCAACCAGTTCATCCTTCGTCATTTCATCGAGGGCATCTTTCGAGGACGAATTTTTCATGCAGGAATACCTCGCCCGCCGCTCACCGGCAGGCATGTAGGGGGATTGTGGTTAAGCTGTTGCGAACAGATCGAGTTGGTCGGATTCGACCTTCTGCTCTTGCTGCCGGAGTACTTCGAATTCTATGCGCGCCCGGGCGATCGCCGCGTACTGCTCGTCAATCTCGCAGCCGATGAACTCGAAGCCTTCGCGCATTGCTGCTTTCCCGGTGCTGCCAGACCCCATGAATGGGTCCAGTGCTACACCGCCGGGCGGCGTCACCAGTCGAAGCAGGTATGCCATCAGGTCGGTAGGTTTGACGGTTGGGTGGTTGTTGCCCTTCGTTTCAGTCGTCTCGACCTTGCGCAGGGTGGTGCCCATCTTGAACTGGGGTCCTGGGTTGACCATCCCTTCGTGCCGATCGGTGCGGCTGGTCTTTGCGCAGTAGAAGAAGCGGGCGGCGCTGCCGGTATCCAGTCGGCGATCGCCGGGCCTCATCTGAAAACCAACGACACCGTTATTTTCACTGCCTGCACTTGCCTCCATCGCGCGCCCGCGCTTCATCGTTCCGTAACAGTTTTGTCCGGCCCGCTGTGTGTCGCTGGTGCTGGCGGCGGCGAGCTGACCAGGTGCTTCAGGAAACATGGCCAGCACGGCATCACTTCCGTCATGTATAAGATTTGCTGGCCATCTGCCCAAGCAACTGGCCTTGTCGACGTTGGCGGTTAATTTTTTGCCATGGGCCGCTACGTGTTCTGCGTCATGCATCCAGGGCCTCGACCAGCCTTCTGGCTTAGATACTTTCCCGCTCTCATCGCCGCCGCCGAGCCGCTCGCCCGTAGGATCAACACGGCAAGCATCGATGTTTAGGGCTCCGGTCCCGTGCTCGGCAACGTTCGATGCGACCGTTCCAGGGAACGGCTTGCGCGCCATGCAGATTGGTTCGTGCGCTGGCTTCAGCGCGGTACCCCATCCAGCGCGATCGCCCTTCAGGTTGTGCGACTTCGGGAAGCCTGAGCCAAAAACCCACATGATCTGGTCGCGGATCTCAAACCCGGCCATTTCTATGCCGACTGCCATGTGGTGGTAAGTGCGCGCAGCCGCGAATGACAGTAGGTGACCGCCAGGCTTGAGCACGCGCAGGCACTCAGTGGCCCATTCCAGCGTGAAAGCCTGGAAAGCGCGCATACCCGCCGGCGTCAGGTCGTACTTGCCAGCCTCAGCCGCGATCGAGCGGTGACCGCCGTTCGGTCCGCAGGCTCCGGCGTGCGATGGCATGCTGGCCCGGTAAGCGGCTCGAGCCTCGATGTCTTGGCCATCCCAGCTCTTGCCCATGAAGCGGATACCGTAGGGCGGATCGGTGACCACGCTGTCGATGCTGTTGTCTGGCAGCGTCCGCATCGACTCAATGCAGTCGCCGATCAAAACGCGATGCTGTTTCATGGCCTTGGCCCCTTCGATAGTTCATCGGCGGCAATCTCAAAGGCTCTGAGTTTGTCGTACATGCCTTTGACGATTCGGTCATCCAGGCTAAGCGGGTTGAGCAGGTCATCCAGCGCTTGGCCCTTGGCCCGAATCCAGGCTTTGTGCGCATCGATTGCAGATGAGAAAACGCCAAGCGCCTTTCGGTGCCCGCCATTGCTGCACTGTGCGACGTAGTTGCCTCTCGACTTGACGAAGCTCACGCCTATCAACCCGCCATCCTTGCTGGTACACCTCGTCCAAAACATGTTCACGCTCTTTGGCACAAAGCAGCAGGTGCCCGGCGAGTAGTGGGTGCCATCGCCGAGGATGTCCTTGTCCAGCTCGTTGCCCTGCCAAGGTTGCCGCTCCATCCAGGCCCTGAAAGCCGCAAAGCTTTTCCACTCATCGCAAATCGTTGCCTTTGCGTAGGCAGGGTTGCGAGCCCTGAACTTCGCGTTGTGGCACCGCATGAGCATCAATGACCAGCGCCTGTAATAAGGGCAGTCGAACTCAACGACGCGCCGTCTTACACCGGCAGCCATGCTGGAAGTCCTCGCCTGGATCGCGTAGCCGGCGTCGTTTATTCCCCACCCGCAAACTAATTCGTTCATGGCTTAGGGCCTCGATAGATGAAGACGTAGGCGAACCAGAGGGTGGCGATCATGGCGTCACCTCGACCAGTTTCCATTTGGTGTTGTTCGTCTGGCTGTGATCCGACTCGACCAGGCCTTCGCGCTTCATCAGCTCCAGTTCCCGCCGGATTTGCTTGGTGGTGAACGGCTCAATATGAAACCGGAACCACCAGGTGCAGAACCAGTTATCCCGGGTACCGTCCGGGCCGCTCATGTAGATGATGATCCGCTGGCGGAGGGTCATGGCGTCACCCGCTTGAACTCGACGACCCAGACCCACGGGTTGGCTTGCCAGTCACCGCCTACTGATGACCAGAGCAGCTCAAACGATTTTCGAGGATCAGCGCTGTAGGTCTCGATCCCCTCGACGTGCCACCAATCACCCAGTTCGGCATGATCGGTGTAGAGCCGCACGCCCTCGGCCTTGGCTTGCTCCTCGGTGATGTCCTGCAGCCGCTCGACGCGCACGTCGGTGATCTCCAGCAGGATGCGGCTATCACGGCGGAACATGTGGATGCTGGGTTTCCAGCGGATTTCGCTGGTGGACGGGATGTTTTCCAGGTCCGGCGGCAAGCAGTCGGGATAGGTGGCGCCGAATGTCAGGTAGCCGGGATCGCAATTGCCGACGCGGGCCCAGGTCTCGCGCACCCACAGCCGGTCGCCGGGCTTGCCGTAGGGGCAAGGTGCGTACACTTCCAGTTCCTTGGCGCACTCTGCTTCGGTCGATCCAAATACGCAAAAACCATAGCGCGGGTCTCGCTGGCCTATTGCGCTCCAGCGATGACGATCGCCAGTCGGAACGGCGGTGTCCTCGGTAGGGATCTGGAAACCTTTCACTGCGCGCCGCGTGACCGTCTTCCGGCCTTCCAGGATGGCGCGCACCATCGGTGCCGAGAACAGGATGGGGCGTTCTTTAATCGGGGTCATGAGCTCACTCCGTTCCCATCAGGTAGGTGGGTTCAGTTGCTTCCGCCAGCCAATCGCGAAGGCACCCGCATTCGGCGTGCGGCGGATCTTCATCAGTCCACTGTCGGTCGAGCATGGTTTCGCTGGTCAACTCAACGTCCCAGTCCGCATATTCGGCCGGGTCATCGCCGTTCATTTCAGCCAGCACACGGCGTGCCTCATCCTCGCTTGTGGCCGCAACCCAGTCTTGATCGCCGACGCTGTAGCAGCGCAAATCTGGGCGCGCAGGTTGTGATCCATCCAGTTCGAACTTAGGAGTTTGGTTTTCAGTGGGCATGACTTCGTCCTTGCCGCTATAGCGGCTGACTTTGAAGGTGGAGGGGTTACAGGTTTTGCGGGTGGAGTACGGATGTACTCTTTTCGTGGTTTCGGTGACCCGCTACCGCCTAGCGGTCGATACAGGCGCCGTCGCCGCAGGCTTTGCACGGGCGGTTGATTGGTTGGCCTGCCTCTTCACGGATTTGGTTGCACGTTGAGCCGATCAATGCTGGCGCCTCGCCCCGACACACAGCCAGCCGATCCACCGGATCGAGCGCGCCGTAATTGATGGGTGCCGCCGCTACCGGCTCTGGCTGCTCGGCTCGACGTCCAGCGTTCCAGAAGTCCAGGACAAGACGCGCATCAGCGGCCATATACTCGCCATTAGCATCCTTGCCAAAGTACACACCTGGGCACCGGTCCCGCGCGAACCTCTCGAAACACGCCACCGGCTCGCCCTGGGTCTGGCCACCCGCGCCGGCGTGATCCTTCAGCTCAGAAACGAGCGATTCGATGCTAATCCCTGCCGCAGCCCACTCCCGTCCAAGCGCCTCGCACAACAGCTTTTCTACTTGGATGGCAAAGGCCGTTACGTCTGGAGACACGCCCTGGGGCTGCTCGGGCTTACCGGTATCCACATAAGTGCGGTGTTCCCCGTCGATTTCTAGCGTCAACATGGACCAGTCAGACCAGCGCGCAACGACGCACACTTGCTCGACCTGGGGCTGGGCGGCTGGCAGTTTGCGGTCTTCTGGCACTGGCGGATATCCGGGGAAGGGGATAGGCGCCTCCAGCAGGGCGCGCAGCTCAGCCATCGCCAGAGCATTCGAACAGTGATCGCAGGTGCTGCACTGGCAGGTCTTAGCGCACTCTGTACCGCTGCACTCATCGGGCATTTTTCCGCACTGCTCGCACTCTTCGCACTCGCAGGTCTGGAAGGCTTGGTCTTGGCAAATCTCCAAGCGCTCAAAAGCCCACTCGATGGCACGAAGCGGCACGCCGTCAATCGTTTGGTTGGTGGTCATGGCTTCCACCATGCAATGATCGAAGTTACCAGTAAGGCAGCTATCGCGACCCATGCTATAAGTTTTGTCTGCAATCTGGCGCTCTCCATAAGCCCGCTAATGCGCTCAGTTAAGTTATGAACTTCTAAGCGCCTGGCCGCCAGCTCTTCAATTAGGATTTGATTTTCTCGCAACAACTCAGCCGTAAGGTCCTCAGGATCGAGATCAATGGCGCCGGCCAGGCAGCACGCTGTTGCAGATCGTTGGCTTAACTGTTCAACACTCATAAATCACCTCACATCATCAGTTGTGCCAGTGCCAGCAGGCACCAGCAGTAGGCGGGGAGTTGGGCGCGCATCAGTACGGCACGCATTCTTTGCAGTTCGCCGTCCAGCCCTTGGCGCCGCATCCCTGGCAAATATGCTCGTCGCCGCATACGTCGCAGGATTTGAGAGGGTCGACAAAAACGTCTGCTGGCTTGAGTGCGGCGTCGATGTCACGCGACAGACTTGCATCGCCGATATGGCCTTGAGCCAGGTTCAACAACCCCTCCAGCACATCAATGCGGGCCTTAAATTGCATGCGGTCTGCGTCGTAGCTGTAATCCGAATGAGAAACCATCAGATCCAGACGCTTGCTCTCGGTCTCCAGCACATCAGCCCGCTCATCCGCTGCGGTCAGGCGCTGTTGCAGGGCTGCCTCACGAGCCTTGATGCCCTCGAAGTGCCGCGCCAAGGCGCAAGCGAAGTCGGCGGCCAGCCGCTCTGTGATGTAGGCGGTGAAGTCATGGCGCTTGAGCGCAGTTTTGAAAAGGTGGGCGATGTATCCGCGACCGCCTTCGGATGTGCTCAGATCAAATTTCGGTGATTCGCTCATACAGCCTCCCTCGTTACCAGATCATGGGCATTCACAACCGTCATGCCGAGGCGTTCGGCGATCAGGACTTCCAGGCGGGCACCCTTTGAGTGCTCCCAGCCCGGCAGGGTGGCCACGGTGTCGCACTCCATCAGGGCGGCAATGTCACGGCGCATGCAGTCGTTCCAGGAGCCGCCGTCCGGGTTTAGTTCGGCGGGGTTGGTGACGGTGTGGCCGCCTTCGCGCAGGCTGGCGGTCATTGCGGCAAAGGCCGGGAAGTTGAGGTCAGGCAGGCCGGTCATGGGCCCGCTGAGGTAAATTCGTTTCACGGGGAGTCCTTGCCGGGCCATGCCCGGGCGGTGGAGTGGAATGATTTGAACTGCTGATTCCACCAGGTGCCGAAACAGCTACCACCCAGAGGACATCGCGATGACTGACGAAAAGAAGAAAGA